TTAGGGCTTAAAGATTTTCAGAACTTTTGTGTAGAATCTCCGCAATACGCAGAGCTGCTACACAAGGGCGCAATAACCAAAGTATCAAAAACACCACGAATCGTGGAAAAGGAGGGATCTAATGAGTCTAATGGATAAAATCAGTAATCAACCAGAGAATACGCAAGTAAGGATGAACATAACGGGAACCGATGGCATCGGCAAAAGCACCTTTGGTGCGAGTGCCCCCAAGCCCATATTCATTTGTGCAGAAGATGGATTGCGTTATATAGACGTGCCCCACTTTCCAGTCTGTGAGACATACAATGACATTCTGCAACAAATAAAAACACTCGGCAGTGAGAAGCACGATTACAAAACCATCATCTTAGATACCACCGATGCTGCTGAGAAGTTTTGCCAGGAACAAGTCAAAGAAACACACAACATTAAAAGCATTGAGGCATTGGGTTTTGGCAAAGGCTACACCGAATCTCTAGAGCTGTTTCATAGAATGTTAAAAAACTTAGAAGCATTGTCTATTGAAAAGAAAATGCATGTGATACTATTATCTCATGTGCAGATTCGTATTTTTGCCGACCCAGAACATGAACCCTACGATCGCTACGAACTTAATACACATAAAAAAATCGCGAGTCTCATTCGTGCCTGGGTCGACTTTAACTTTTTCGCCAACCATCTTGTAACCACCGTTAAGTCTGGGCAAGGTTTCAACGAAAAACATCGCGGTAAAACCTACAGCGATAAACGCTATTTATTTACTAAGAGAACAGCAGCCTTTGATGCTAAGTCAAGACTGACGTTGCCTGAGAAAATAAATTTTACTTGGCCTAGTTTTGTTAGTGAATGTAAGAAGCTAACCAACACAACAGCCACAACAAAAACCATTAATGAAGGAGGACAAAATGTCTGAAGATTTTGATTTTAATATAGACCTGAATACCGTTGAGGATACTGGCGGTAGTTTTGAACCAATGCCAGAGGGATTGTATGAGCTAAAAGCGGAGAGTTTTGAGCAAAAAATCTCAAAAGCAGGAAACACTTACATCTCTGTGCAATACCGAGTGACGGGAGAAAACTACAACAACCGTGTTGTCTGGGAAAACTTTACCGTAACGGGAGCAAACCCTACGGTTGCTATTTCTAGAATAAAGGCTTGGTACATAGCAACAGGAAGAGGTCCTGATGAACTGAACCTAACAAGAGAGTCACTTGCAGAAATGATGGGCCAGAGCTTTCTTGCCAAGATTGGCATTGAGAAAAGTGAGCAGTACGGCGACAAGAATAAGATCGATTCTTTTCTTGCTCCGAAAATGACTCAAGCAATGCCAAGAACAGAGACAGTGGCTGAGAGTACACCAACGCAAGACTTACCTACCGCTACAGGTAATGCAATGGACATGTGGGATTAATAGATCACCTCCGATCACGAGTTTGATGGCCACTCGTTTATCAAAAGGCCACACTTATCTAGGGAATTACAATGAAAGACGACGATGAATTAAGCCAGGCGGTTAAGGACGGCATTGAAGCTGGGGAAACCATCGTTAACGATATCTATGATATGGTTGAGCAATGGAAAAAGAAGGGGATTACAGAGTTTAATATTTCTAGGGTTCTGGTGTTTTTGTTTCCAGAGATAATAATATCTGGCTCTCCTAATAAAGAAACAGCTCACACTCTTTTGCAGTTAGCGATTACCAAAATAGGTGAGGCTATTGATGATGACACTGATCCTGATGGAGAAATACTACACTGATGCAACTAAGATATTACCAAGAAGAGGCGCTTGGATCATTGATAAAACACTTTAACACCAAACCCACTGATCACAATCCATTACTCGTTTTGCCCACTGCTGCTGGCAAGACCATTGTATTTTCACACATTATTAAAGAACTGAGTGCTCCAGGCAAACGATTTTTAATACTAGCGCATCGCCAAGAACTGGTTTCACAAGCGAAAGACAAGTTATTAAAAGTATGGCCAGAAGCACAAGTCGGTGTTTTAGCCGCCTCGTTAAAAAGCTACGACACCGACGCTCCAATACTGATCGCATCCAGGGACACCCTAGCGTCCAAAAAGCGACTGGATGCGATTCCAGGGGTTGACTACATTATTATTGATGAGGCGCATCATGTGGCGCCTGGTGCAACCACACGCTATAGAAAGATATTATCTGCCATGACTGAGAAAAAACCCTGTCACATCATGGGTGTGACGGCTACACCTTATCGCATGGGACAAGGTTATATCTATGGTGACAAGCTCGACCATTTTTTTAGAGAGGTAGCCTATCAAATCTCGATCCCACAGCTCGTTCAAGATGGATACCTCTCGCGTCTTTCAGCTTTTGCTGTAGACCAAAAAGCTGTGATTGATGCCAGTGGCGTCAAGAGAAAATTTAAAGGGGGAGATTATCGTGAAGGAGAGTTAGAAAAAATAGCTCTAAGCGAACCTTTGATGCTTGATATTTTTAACGATTGGATGGACAAAGCCTACTTAAAGGGTAGAACCGCTACGGTTTTCTTTTGTGTGTCGGTGCTTCATGCTGAGAAAATGTGTTTGTTCTTGAAGGAACACGGCATTAAAGCAGATGTGGTTACTGGCACAACTCCAACCAAAGAGAGAGAACAAATTTTATTAGACTTTGAAGAGGGAAACATCAATGCGTTGTGTAATGTAGGCGTGTTAACAGAAGGATGGGACGCGCCTCGTACGGATTGCCTCGCTCTACTCAGACCGACACAGAGTTTGGGACTCTATGTTCAGATGTGCGGTCGTGGCATGCGTCAGTATCCCGGTAAAGAGAATTGTTTGATGCTCGACTATGGCGAGAATATGCAACGACACGGTTGCCTGGATGAAGCCATACCCGAAGATGAGGGCGCTCAAGCTAGGGTTAAGATATGTGAGATTTGTTTTGGAGTGAGTCCTAGGTCGTTTAAAGAGTGCCGTGAATGTGGCGAACCCTTTCCCAAGACACAATCGTTTTACTTTCAGCCTGAGAGAAAAGCTCCAGGCCTAGCCAAGAGTGGCTCTTCTAGCGAGGGTTATGTGTTGTCTGATGAAAAGAAAACCAAAAAGGAAAACATCTTTAATGTCACCAAGGTTTCAGCTCACCCGATGACATCCAAACAGGGCAACTTCTATTGCAAGGTGGTGTTTCAATGCGAAGATCTGTTTAGTCAATACCATTTACCATTGATGTTAGAGCATCCAAAGGCAGCACAGTTTGCAAAAACAAAATGGAAACGAATCACGATGGACATGTTCTCACCCAGCACGGTTGATGAGGCGGTTAATTTAATTAATACTAGGGGTGCTTTCGATCACATTGATGGCATTCTTACTAAGAAAGAGGGAAAGTATGAAAACATTACAGCAATGTATGCAGGAGAAAGGAGAATAAAACTATGAATATAATAGAAGAATTTAATAATGTAGAGATAGGCCAACAAAAATACCGTATGCATTTAGGCATGAGTGGTGTTGGCGATAACCCCAGGAAGGTTTGGCTTAACTTTAGGTGGTCCTTTCCTTTGTTTGACAACGGCAGAATTCTGCGTTTGTTTGATCTGGGCAATCGTATTGAAGACCAGGTTGTGGATCGTCTAAAGCAAATGGAGAACATCAAGGTTTCAGCTTTGGATAAAGACGGCAAACAATATCGCTGTTCTTTTTTAGCAGGACATTTTGCTGGCTCCACAGATGGAGTGGTTAAGAATGTAGACCCAAAGAACCCAGAAGAGGTGATGCTCTTGGAGGTTAAGTCTGCCAACAACAATCGATTCAACGAGCTGCAACAAGGAGAGAGCTACGAACAATGGTCTTCTAATTACGCCATACAAATTCAATGTTACATGGCCGCACTGAACTTAAGTCGGACTCTTGTTGTGGTGTATAACAAAAACGACTCAGGGCTTTATACTGAGATTATCGACATCAGAGAGGGGGTTCTAGACGAGATGAAACAAAAAGCGCGTCAGATTATCC